CGATTTCGAAAGCCTAGGGCTACGGAGTAGTCCCCAAACTTTTGGTATCGTTTACATACGGCTCGTACCTGCTTTAATGCCCCTCCGCGAGGCCGATTCGATTGAATCGGCCCGTAGCGGATATAGGTGTCTAGCGGTACGTTAAGTGGCCTGTCAGGTTTTACCGTTTGCCTAACGGTAGCCCCCAGCAAAGACGGAGGTAAAACCTCCCAAATCTTTCTGCGCAACACCTCATAGGCGCCACCATACTGACCAGCCAGTAATGCAACCTTATTACAGGCTACCACTAGCTGATGGCTATCTTTTATCCAATGAATATCATAGGACATCACATAGCCATGGCAATCAATATAATGAGCACCACAGGATTCACGATAAGTTGACCGAATTTTGGTTTTACCCATGTTCGGTTTAAAACCAACTTTCGTTAGTTCTGTGATTAAGTCGTCGGCGACGTTGTTGTTACAAATAATGTCGTCACCGAAAACGGTTGCGTTTGGATCGAAAGATCTGGCGATCGATAGTAGGACTATGGACATGAGGTCGAAAGTATACCCGTTACCCATACTGGAGATCTTGTTAGTGAGATAAAACTCACCATCAGGACCCAAGGTCATGTCTGACCGACAGTTATCCAGATATGAAAATACTCTGGAAGGTACTAGGTATTTGATCAACCACCGCCAGATTGTATCACTACAAGCTGACAAATCGATAGTGGACTGTGTATCGTCCTTTATTCGATCCCTGTGCACATCTGCCAGGTAATCGAGATCGATGTCGGTTGTCTCTTTGAGAGACGCCCGAAGTCCTAACCCAACTGCTCTCTGAACAAGCATATTGCAGAGCGGTTCAAGGCAGATCGAACGGTCCTTAAGATTATTCTTAGGTACCGTCGACCACCTATTCCCACCCACAAACTCGAGGATACAAAACAACTTAAAACCGTAGATCGACAGAGCAACATTATCGTTTTTATTTCGATAACGCTCATACAATTTTCGGTTAATAAGTCGCTCGTTCCAACCGCGTTTGTTGCAGTAGTCCGAGAAGCGCTTC